AGCGCATGTGGTCGGTGCTGTTGTCCCGCTAACAGTTACTTCTTCTGCAAAAAATGTACGGTTAGCTAAAGTTCCTGATCCTGTCATTTTAAAAAGAAAAGGCTTATTAACTCCGTCAGTAATAACAACTGAGCCGTAATCGGTGTTTCCTTCAAATACTGCAAAAGATGTTTGAGCTTGTGCAGTTCTATCGTCTGCACTGCGGCCTGAAAAAGTTGAGAAGTTATCTCCTCCACTTGCAACGCTTGCTTTGTTAATCTGTAACCAAGTAGTTTCGCCATCTTGACTAAAGAAAATTCCAACGCCACTACAAATAATTACTCCGTCTGCATATACTTGCACACCAAGAATACGATTACCACCGTTAGGTCGAGTATCACCAAAAGCTGAGTAACCGTTTATACGTCTGTACCCGCCATCTGGATTAACTTCAAAGTTTAATAACTCTGTAGCAACTCCGGGCTGTGCGAGCATTTCAAGTTGATTAAGGTTAGTATTTAAACCACCTCTGCATGAAATACCAAAGGGTTGTGAAGCAGCCATTAAACGAACCTCATCCGGTCATCTTTAATATCCGCAGGTACTGGCTCAATAAGATTAGAGCGCATGCTACGTAAACCTTTTCTATAATCTTCTAGTGCAAAAGCTGCTGCTTGCGGGTTATCTTTAAACTGCCAGATGTAGTACCTAGCTCTAGCTTGTAGAACGCCCGTATACAAATCTGGAAAAACTATAGTGTCTCCGTGTCCAGAGAGTCTTGAAGGAAGATCCCAAGCGTAGAACCAGACGCGGTAGACCTTGTCAGGAATGGGACTGAGTCCAAATTTGCGAGAGTCAGGGCTACGTATAACAGCGTTAGGTACACCAAATTGTTGAGAGTCTGCATCATCTAAGTTCTCCGAAATTCTGCGAAAGTCTTTCCAAGCTTCTATAGTCATAAAGCGTAAGTTTCTAGCTACATAAGGAGCTACTTCACCTGAGACACCTACGGTGGTCATGTAGAAGTTGTCCCAGTCTATTGAACTAAAATCCGTTGTGATGTTTGAACTAGCGGGTTTTAGTTCATAAAATCTTGTGCCTGCAACAGTCTCAACATATACGTTGCCGTACATGGGATCTGTCTCACCACTTTCTGCCGAAGCTAGAAAAGGCCATTGTGGTTCTTCAGTTATAATATCAAAGTAAGCGCGGTTTACTGAGTCTTTGACATGTTGTTGAACACCTAACGCGGATGCGAAAGTTGTTGATGTAAGGGCAACTTCATTGAGTTCTCGTAGAAGCTCATTAGTTAATTCAAGGTAGGTTGTTGCCATAAATTATTGCGCCTTTGATTTAGTTTCAGTTTCTTTCTTTCCGAAAATAGCGTCCCAGTTATCTTCGTATTTTTTTTTATTCTCTGGCTTGTACCAGTTACCTGTGTCTCCAAGGATTCTTTTCTTGCTGTTTCCTTTAATCATTACAGGCTTGTTGTCGCTTCCTACTAGTGGCATAAATACCTCTTATAAAGATCAGGGGGCTTTTACACCCCCATCTCTAGTTACTTACTTAGTCGATACCGTAGAACGCTGAAACCATTGCTTCAGGACGTAATACTTTAGCACCATAAACGTGCAAGCCGCGACAGATGTCACCAAAGCTATCTGGGTCACGAAGGACTTCAGTGCTTGTGATGGTCTGTGCAGTAGCTGTAGAACTAATGTGTCCACAAACTACCTGACCCGCTGCGTTGCTAGGAGTAGCAATGTTGTTAGACTTGTACATGTCAAAGCCACGTAGCTTACCAGTAGATACTAGACCGTTACGGATAGAACCTTGACCAGCGTTAAAGTCAACAGACATAAGCTTAGAGCTTGACTGACCTAACTGCTCGTAAAAGCTCGGTGGAGCTAAGAACCAACGACCTTCTTCAGGGACATCTTGCTCGTCAAGTAGACGCGCCATGTATGCCATTAGGTCTAGAGGATCGTGCTCGTTAGTACCGAAACCAATGTCTAGGTTACCAGTGCCGTCAAAAGTACCAGCAGCAAGGTCAGTAGCATTGTCGCTACCTAGAATGTGGTTAGGGCTTGAAGCTGAAACACCAGCGATCATCTTAGCAATAACACCTGCGTCAAATGCGTCACGCAAAGCGTAAGCAGCAGATGAAGCAGCAACTTCTTTAAAGTTAACGTGAGACATAGAAGTTTCAATGTCATCTACAATAAACTTAAAGGCGTTAGCTGTGTCAACAACCAAAGTAGTTTCCTGATCGGTAAGTGCTGTTTTAGTTACATCTGCACCACGCTCATAGTTGACTACGGTAATTACTGGCTCTTTGATAATCTTTACAGAATCACCAAACGCAGTAATGTCACCTGCATAGTCAGTATTAGTAATAGCTTCACAAACAGAAGATTTACGGAAGAAGTTTAGAACCTTCTTTGAGTAAACTTTCGGGAGGAAGAATGAGTTAGTTTGACCAGTGACAGAATTACCAAAGTTACCGTTGGTGTCTGTGCTTTGTTCAAATAGTGCATCGGATACGTTAAAAGCCATGTTATGTTTTCCTTAAAAGACAAATTAGATTATGGTATTACTCTACCTTCCATGATAGCGTCATCAATCTCGCTTTCGTATTTATCATACTGATTCATGGTAAGGGCAGAGATTTCCCGTTGAGTCCAAATCTTCGGCTGTTTTGTGTCTACACTAGTTGTTTTAGTAGAAACAAAATCTGCTGCTGAAGATTTAGGTTGTGACTGTTTTCCTTTAGCTTTGGGTTTAGAACTGATTCCAGTTTCCATTTTATAAAGATCAATAGCTTTGATAGCTAAAGCGACATTATCAGGGTTTTCATAAATCCAGCTTTGAATTGCTTCAGGCTGTTCTGTAGCCCATGCATGAAATCTGTCATCTCCTCGTATCTCATCAAAATCAGGATGACGAGACTTTAGAGTTTCTTCAGCTTCTCTGCGTTGAACGGCTGTTTCCCTTTCTTCAAGGACAGACATTTTCTGCTTTAAAGCTTGCATCTGTTGTTCACCTTGTTGGTAAGCTACAGTCTCCACAGTTTCATACAGATCAGGATATTGCTCTCTAAAATTATTAAGCTCTTCAACTGTCTTAGGCGGAGCATAGGCTGGTTGCCTTTCTATTGCTGCTGCTGTAAGTTCTTGTTCTTTCTGCTTAAAGGTTGCAATTTTCTGATCATAGTGCTTTTTTAAATCATCATATCGTTTTTTATAATTGGTTCCTTTTTCAGGAGTTCCTTCTTCTTGAGGGGCCGCTTGTTGGCGGGTAGCCTTAGATTTAGGTTCTTCTGCGTAGAATAACCCTCCTGCATCTCCTCGACTAGGTGCGTCATCAACGTGCCAGTCTTTACGAGAATTATAGGGGTTAGCTTGTTCTTCAGTTACTTCGTCCATTGCTTGAGACATTTGTCACACTCCTGTAGGGGCTTGTCAGTCTTTTCAAGGTAGCTGTATTGTTCGCGTTCAACACAGGGTCTCGATACTTCAAGGTAGCCTTTAGGTTAATTAAAATAATAAGGGGTTCAAATTAATGAAGTGGCCTTATTTCAGTACACTCGGCATGCGGTTAGCACTGAGCATTTGTTTTCTCAGGTCATCTTGCGTTGACTTCATCTGTTCCCCACCATACATCATTTTCTCATCTTGCATGGGATCAAGAGTTAGTCCACCGAACGCTTTCTTCATTAAACCACCGTCATAGGCTTTCTCAGCTTCGTCCATCATAGTTTGTAGCTGATCAGCGCCCATTTGATCGGTAGCCTTTTTGGTGAAAACAAATTCACCATCCGATAACCTTGCGGGAATCGAATCTGATACTCCAGTGCCAAGGCCACTTACTTCGCCTTCGCCAGAGAACTCTCCTGCAACATCCATGACCTTATCAAAGATGCCGCTTAGACGTTCGTCAGTTTCTAGAACGCCCATTAAATATTCTTGCTCTTCTGTATCTAAAGACTCGCCTAGTACATAGCCTACGTAGTCTTCTTCCATCTCATCATCTGGTAGCTGTGAAGCTTCTGCCGCTTCTTTCTCATCTTCTGGGATGTTGTCGTATGTGTCTTCAGGCATCTCGTCTTCCATTTCCATTTCAGGAGGCATGAGCATAGAGCCTTCAGCGTACTTTAGTTTTCCACCTACATTTTTAGCTTCGCGTACATTATACTCACGACCTTCAAATTCGAAAAACTCTGCTTTTTCTTTTTTAGCTTCTCGTTGAGCTTCTCTAAAAGCTTTTCCACTATCACTATCTTTTTTATAGGTAGGATAGTCTTCAGGATTTATTCTTTCTTCTTCAGAGTCTGACATGACTGCAAGAGTCCCTGAACCGCCTAATAATGTTCCTACTCCTAATCCTGTTGCTCCAGTTACAGCTTTATCATCTCTTGAAGTTTTTGTAGCTCGTATTAAAGATTTAGTTTTTTCTTGATTTTCAGTTGCAGATTTTAAAACGCTTGTTACAAAAGCATCTAAATCGCCTTTGCCCCCACCACCAGTAGCATAGTTTTCAAACTTGTTTAAATCCCGCTGTTCAGACTTATTGTTTTTTAAAATTTGGTTAAGTTTATCAAAATTATTATCTTTGACATCATTAATAGCTGTTTGTATTTCTGCTCTTTTAGGTTCTTTTCCTTTTTGAACACTTTTGCTTTTTTTCACAGCCTCTACAATTAATTTTATTATGCCGCCTCCCCTATACTCTTCACGTTCAGGAGAACTTAACATAGAGCCACCAGACATTTTGCCTTTACGTTTATCTTCAGGAGACATAAATTGTTCAGGAGCTTCTTCAAGTTCTTGGATTGTGCCTCCGTCTTTATACGCGCCACGTTTTTGCATTTGCTTCATGTAACGCTTATCGTCAACGGATTCACCGCCCATGTTATACATCTTATTCATATCTAAGCACCCTCTGCTCTTTGTTTAGCTTCTTGTATTTGTTCTTTCAGTTGTAGCAAATTACCCAGAGAACTCACTCTCCCCTGCTTGCGGTACAGTTCCAGTTCCGATGTTGCCACCGCCAGTGCCTGTAGCTCCAAGTTCTTGAGGTTGTTGAGATGCTCCTTGAGCGCCTCCCATAGCTCCCTGTTGTTCGTCAGGGGCGACAGCTTCGCCGCCAGTTGCTTGTCCAACATTTTGCGCTCCTATAATTTGTGCCATCATTGCCGCTTCTTCTGGATCGTTAAGGATCTCATCAGGGTCAAGATCAAGGCTGTAAGCTAATTCACTTACAATCTTAGAGATCTTAACGAACGGTGCAATAGCAGGATTCTGAGCAGTCTGTAAGAACATTGTTAGTCGCTGACTGCGTACTTCTTTTTGCATGAGGCTGTTTGTACCCATTGCATTTACTTCTAAATCACCTTCAATAGCTAACTCGCCTTCAAAGAACTGCATGTTCCACTGGTAATATGATCTTCCTAGTGGACGTAACAAGAAATCATCTATGTTTTTAACTACAGTTTTAATGTTAAGACTTGCCGCACCTAGTAGCATCGACATACCAGAGGCTGTACGAGTCATAGACTGTACGCCTGTCTGTCCGTGAGAGTAGCTAGGTATACCTGTCTGCTCATCTGCAAGCTGACGGAACTTATCGAACATCTGCAAGTTTTCTTGTGTTGTATTAGGGAACTTAATGCCATGAATAGCTTGACCTTGCATTCCTGACTGCCTTCTAAACACTTTTCCGGGATATATTTCCATAGATTGTCCACCTACTAGGGCAGACTCATCAACGTCAAAGACTACTGAGCCAGATAGCGCAAGATTATCAATAGCCATACGTGCATGACCATTCATTATTTGTTGCGAATCGTCCATATTCTCAGCAACGCCAATACCAAAGAAAGAATAAGGATTACGCTCGTAAGGAAAGGCATTGTATGGGAGTCTGTACGGAGTGAATGGATTAACAACCCCACGTAACAGCTTGCCATTACTAACCCAAGCATTAACCTGTACTTCATCTAAATCGTCTACCTCGTCTGGAAGTTCCATTCCTGCTTCTCTAGCGTATTGTGCGTCCATTACGCCCCAGTACTCCAATACTTCAAAAAGCCCATCACCATACTCTTCTGTGTGGTGGTTGTCCTTCAATTCAGTCTCATAGTCTTTTTCAGTGTAGTTAGATCCCATAACTAAACATTCGCGGATCTGATCTTTGTTGAAATGAGGTAGCTTTGCTAGACCTCTAAGCTGTGAGCGGTTCATTTTGTGGCGGTGAAAAGTGTATTCGCAGTCTTCCATTGTTGTTGCATTAGGATCTGGAAAGAAGTCCCAGATACTTACAAACTCAATGCGCGGTACACGTACTGATAGCGGATTGTACGTTCTTTCGCCTGTCTCTTCGTCTTTTTCCCAACGACTAAGAGTTTTATTAAAGTTAAATGGGCCTTTAACAACTCCTGTGCCAAACAACGCAGACTCAAACAACGCATTACGCAGTTCAGAAGAGCCATTAGACTCTTCGATCTGGTCATGTATTAGTTTTTCCATAAGTCTAGCGGCATCTTTAGCCGGAGCAAGCTGTAAAGCCTGTGGATCAGGGTTAGGGCCATCTTTAAACGCTACACCTGCTTCGTCTAAAGCATTTTCTAACGCTGATTCACCTGATGAGAACGTAGCTCCTGCTTTTAAAACCTTACCATCACCTTCATAGCCTACGTCAAAAGGGTTTACAACCTCTTCTGGCGTTTCTTCTTTTTGTTCTGGTTCAGAAGTTTCAATACTAGGAGCATTATCTAAATGTTTATACGTAGAAACACCTTCAGGAACTTTGGTTTCTTTAACGCCTATCGGGAACTGACCTGTACCAAAGATAACATCTACTAGCTGACCAAAAGCCGCAATGACTTTAGTCTTAGTTACTTTAATAAAGACTCTAGACTTCTCAGACTCTCGGAACCTTACGCTTTTGCCGTAAAGTCCACGAAAGTTATGGTAGGCTTGAAGCCATCGAGCTTCATCATGCTCTCTGGCCCTTTCTGCTTGTGCAAAACGATCTTCTACCAAGCCTACAAATTTGAGTCGTACAGCTTCTTCAAGGGTCAGGTCAAGACCACTCTCGCCTTCTACTGGCGAAAAGTAAATCTCACCTGCGTTTCCGAATAAACCGTTCTCTTCTTCACTCATTTAAGTTTTCCTTAGAGTTCTTGGAACTGAGCAATATAAGTAACAGTAGTAGCGGCAGTTGCAAGGTCTGCTCCAATTGGTCGCAAAGTAATAAAGACATTACGAGCCGCGGCAGAGTACAAAGCACCTGCAATAACAATAGCTTCGGTAGTTGCGGGGCCACCTTTAGGGCCAACTCCGGTAGTAGCAAACTGGTTAGCCGCTTTACCGTGT